GTAAGGGACTGTGGCTCGGAGAAGGTCACCTTGGCCACTCAAGTTGACTGTGTAGTCATCCTTGATAGCTGCTGGCAGGTTCAACGAGATCGAGTTGTTCGCACCCTTGGTTGCCGTGAAGGTAATGCTCTGAGCTGTCAACGCCTTGAAGGCATCGTAGTCAGTACGAGTGTCGAAGTCACGTTCAAGTGTTGCAGTGACCTCGCGCTCGCCGAACTTGACGAACTGTGCTCCTCGTCCAGTGTCCTTCAGACGGTATTGTGACTCGGCGTTGTCGTTCACCTGGAACTCGAACGTGTCCGTGTCGAAGATCTGAGAGCCTGTCGGAACCTGAATGTTGTACTTGCCCGCACCGAACGGGGCTGTGGTAATGAAGGTCGGAGTTGGCAATGACTGTGATGCTTCGTCCGAGCCCAAGATGCTAGCATTGAACTTGAGCGTCTCGTTGTCAATCGAGAAGGTGAACTGGCCAACGACACAACCAACGTATCCGTAGACAACACCGTTGCGAATGACTGTAATAGACATCGTGTGGTTCGGTGCAATAGCAGATGCTGATGGTGTGTACGTGTACGTGTAGTTACCAGAACCCGCTTTGACAACAGTTGCACGTGCACAATGGAGGAAGTAAGGAACGACGTCCTCAAAGGCCTCCATCATGATGTCGCCCTCGACACGAACGTCTCCGTCCACAGCGCCGATGATGTCTGCCGACTGCCTGATCGGACGACGCCAATTGGTTTCCTGGACGAACTTCAGTGACTCGTTTTCAATCGGGAAGTACTTGACGGGCGCAGTGTATGTGTTGGTGACAGTTTCAAAGGCAATACCGATGAAGCCACCAGCGCCAATGCCCTGGGTCATTACTTGTCACCTTCTTTCGGTGCCTTAGGCGCCTTCGCTCCATCAGACTTGCTCATGGACAGATACTGCGCGTTGTCGAGGATCTCGGACAGTCCCCGTTGGAAGCTCTCCTCTTCGCCCTCTTCCACAGGGGAGGGTGTTGCGTCATTCTGATACTTCACGAACAGATGAACCTGCTCGTCATCAACCTGACCTACTACGCCATTCTGAAAAGTGCCAAGGCCCGGAATGATGACTTCGGCTCCTTCAGGCGCACCAGGAATTTGAACCTTTACCGAGTATGTCACGGTAACAACTCCTTTGCTGTTGCCTGGTACGTAAGTCGCGTAGCACGTACCGGTGAACTGCCTCTTTGGACACTGCCCGATTCAACCTTGGTGACGTAGCCGTGAATGATCATGCCACCAAGATCATCGTCAGTGTTAATGGCTTCTGCAATCCTGTAAGCGTGCTGATCGCATTCAAGCAGGTTCGCTTGAACTGACTGAAGCTGGCCATGATAAACCATGACCATGATTGTCGGTACACTAAGTACTCGACGAGGAGCACCAGCCAATTCGAAGTCGTGTGTATCTGGTTGAACACACAAGGACACGTAGCGAGGGATCTTTTGCTGGTCTCCATAGTAGACGTCTTCGAGCTCTAGCGGACCCTTTTGCTCTTCGAACTTGTTGACTAGATATTCGGCTACAGAAGACAACGTCACTGTTAAAATGGTCTCCACCCCCTCTTGATCATGTTCTCCTGCAACCACAGGTCGAACACTGCTTCGATCTTGGGGAAGTCTTCTGGTTGGTACATTACGAAGGGGCGTGCTGGAAGGTGCCAGTCACGACTCTTCTGACCCGATTGGGCCGCAGTGATGCTAGCCGCAATACGTTCTTGTAGCGTACCAGAAGTTCGAGCGGCAGAAGAGTCAGCACCAGCTTGAAGAATGCCCCCGTAGAACTTACTCATGGGGAAGTTTGTGAAGGCTGCACTCGTACGACCAAATTGCCAACGAGCAAGTCTAGTTGCGCTCCACTCGAGCGACTGTGTTCCCATACTACGGTGCATCGTTCGTGTGTCTAGCCCGTAGAAGGACTTCTGCAATGTCGTAGCCTCAGCATCTGGTTCCCACATCACAGGGCGACCACCGGCATCAAAGTTCTTCTGAATGGAAGGAATCATCACTTCGCGAACGGAGCGCTCTAGCGGCTCTCTGAAGGACTTGAATGTCATTCCGTAGGTCACAAGGTCACGAGCTACAAGTCCAACAGAAGGCTTGAACTCAAAGGCCATCAAGCCTGAGTCTGCTCGAAGACCTTGGACAATGGCCATTAGAAGACCTGACCCATGGAGAAGGAAGCAGGACCGTCTGCTGTGTCTCCAGTGTCAGCGGGATCTAATGCCGAGGAAAGATCGTTCGGATAGAATGCGGGGTCTCCGGCGCTCAAGAACTCCTGCCCGCTGCCTAGGTCAATAAGGTCAAGAGCGCCGGATACCACCCCCGCGAGCAGTTCATCTGCCATCCTATTCAGATAAACTGCATAGTCAGAAAGATTGCTGTCCTCAGAATACGACAGTGCGTACTGTGCGGCGGCGTACTTGATAGCCATGATCTTGCGGATCAGGCTTGGTGTAGTAGAGGTGTCTACCCAGCTAGTGACAGTATAAGCGTATGATGCCCTAGCCAACACTTGCGCGCTTATACTGGCCTCTAGCTCCACTGACAAGGCATCTAGGGTTTGCTTGGTTGGCTCCAACCAAGCTTGCGCCTCGTCAACGGTGAAGTGGGTCATTACTCAGCCGGGTCCAGCTCGCCTGAGGTCTTTTCTTCAGGTGTCACCATTGAGTCCTCTTCGGGGTACTCAGTGTCGTACTCCTTCTCGGTGACGATGGCGCCACTTTCGAGGAGAGCACTGAATGCCTCCTTTGAGAACCTTTTCGGGTTGACAAGATCGCCCATTGGAATATCGACGACCTCGTTGTTCCCATCTGCGTCGGCCTGACCATGTTGAATCCTGGTCGCGGCTACGTACCTGCCTGCCATTTTGTCTCCCTTACGCAACGGCGGTCTTGATCAGGTAACCGGCGATGGACTTCGAGTTGGTGGTGTTGACACCGACCAACTTGAGGTCGTAACGACGGCTGACCCGAACAAGGTCGGACTTGCGGGGCTCCTCGCGCCAGCGAGCAACCTCCATGGCACCTGAGCCTGGGAAGCCCCAAACGAACTCGTAGCCGAAGGCCGGAACCTTCATGCCAGGAGAGTCTGGAACGTAGGCCAAGATGACATCCTTGCCCCAGAGGTAACCGACAGTCAAAGTCTGACCTGGGTTACCAGAAGCCACACCAACACCAGGCACGATGATCCGGTTGAGGCCGAAGATCGATGCGATGATGTCGGGCGTGAGAATACCACGCTCCGAGTACTTGATGCGCTCGATGAAGTCCGGGTGGTCCTCAAGCTGCTGCATCACCTGATAAGGGAAGATGCCAACGTTGGGCTCCAGGAACAACTTCGCGTGCACCGCTCGGATACCGGTCTTGACGTCAGCGATGGGGTTGGAGTTGACGTAGTCACTCCACTGGCTGGTACCCGACAAAGTCGTCGACATACCAGAGTCGTAGTTGGCTGCGGTCTGGACAAGGTTCTTCATAGCAACCTCGCGACCGAGCATCACACGACTTGTTACCAGGTTCGTACCATCGACATCTGGCTGCAAGGGCGGATCTGCGTTCTCGCGCTCTTCATCCGTGATCGGAATCTGAAGCGAGTGCTCTTGAGCGTAGTACGTGTCGGACGAAACTGCCAGACCTTCGATCTCGTTTGCAACAGACCCAGGAGCTCGGTAGTCGCTCGAAGAAGGAAGCCAGGCTTCACGGCCGAACGTGTAGTACTTGTTGGACTGCTTCCGCACAGGAACCTGAGGGAAGAGATTCTCACCGACGAGCCCGTTGTTTGGAAATCCCAGCGAGATGTTGGTAAGGAATACATCAAGATGTACGTTACCAGATCCTGTTGGACTGTAGACTGCCACCTCTGTTCACCTCCTCAGGTTACTTGGTGTTGAAGGGAGTAAGGAGAACTGCGATCCAGTCTCCAGCGGATGCGGCAGGTTCAAGCGCGATACCCAAAACAGCAGTACCGGCTGCACCAGCCTGAGTGACGACGCGCGCACTGGTGTCGTTGGTAAGCTTTGCGTTGACTACAATAGCTGCACCAGCGATAGCACGCGAGATGCCCATGATGCGGACGTTGACAACAGCCTTACCAGTGTTGGTCTTAGCCGCGTCGAGGTTCTCCTGACAAATGCCCAGGTTCACCACGTCTGCTACGGTGTTACGTGCCACCGTGTCGGCTGCGGTCAAAGTGACGCACTCGCCGTACAGGTAGGCCTGTGAGCCGCCCGTTGCGAGGAATCCCTTGTCCAGCCCAATGAAGTTCGGACCAGCCATTTCCTATCCTCCTAACCGATCATCTCGGCGCGGTAGTTCTCGAAGAGCTCTGGCTCTTCAAGGCCTACTGCAGCGGCGGCGTCAGCGTACGACACCTTCTCTTCGGACATCTTCTTGCGGATAGCACCTTCGAAGGTCTCGTGAGCCGTCTTGGTGCCGCTTGCGGGAGTCAGTGCGCCCCGCTCACCAAGCTCGACGAGGCCATCTTTGGTGATCTCTTCGAACATGGCATAGATCTTGTCGGACAGTTGCTTGGGAGCCTCAACGAGGATCTCAGTCAACTTCGTGGTGGTCTTCGCTGGGAAGGCAACCTTCTTACCTTCGGTCAGCTTCAGCACGCGGGTCTGAGCTTCAGACAAACGCAATGCGTTCGTCTGCATCTCAATCTGCTTCCCCTGAGCCTCAACCATGTCAGCGAGGGCTTTCACTGCCGGGTTGTCCTCAGCGAGCTTCCGGATCACCTCCAGGTTGGTCTTCCCCTCAGAGGCCATGACCAACAACGGGTCTGGCTGGTTCTCGTTCGAACCTTCACCTTCGCCTTCGTTTTCATTGCCTCCTTCGGAACCATCCTGGTTCTTGCTCTCTTCCTTTGAACGCTCTTCCAGAGCAGTGTTGACCTGCTCGTCCGTGGCGTCCTCGGGAAGGCCCAGCAACTGACGAATCAGCTTCGGGTCCATACCGCCTCCCGTGTTCTGCTCTGCAAAGAGCTCTGACATGTTGATTGGCTGAATATCCTTCAGGAACGGACGGTTTGTAAGCCCTCCGCCGAAAAGGACGTCTTGGAACTTCTCACCAGTTTTCGGATGATCCCATTCATCCACGAACTCAGGGGAGAAATATCGGTACGCCTTGTCCTTGATGGACTGAGCTGCTTGCTTCGTCCAATTGACAAGTACGTAGAGGCCGTCACCTCGGGCGTCGGCGTCTTCGATCCATCCTGCAGCTTCGCCCGACTTCGCCTTGTGGTCGTAATCGATGTCAAGATCCTGACCTCGCACCTTGTTCTTCACGTTCGTAGCAAAGTGCTGAACGCGCTCTGGTGTGATTTCGATTGCACCATAAACGGGGTGGTCGTAGTTGCCAAGGGGCATAGCCTGAATCCACGTCTTGCCATCATGCTCGTCAAACGAGACAGATTGCAGATCGACCCAGTAGCCCATCTTCTGTGACATTAGACCCTCCTTACTTCCTCAATGGTAACTTAGGACGCGTTGTAAGTACACGAGGCTATTATATAACATCACGTTACGATCAGGGTACCAACTGAACGTGCAACAACCTCACTGCCTCGCGTAACTCTGCACCAGACTGTGTACCTCCCATCAGCAAGAGTAATCGTACCTCCCGGACCGATCAAGCACTGTGCCCAATACACAATACCTGTAGGATCGTTGCTGTCAGTATCCCATGTAGCTGCCTTCCAGTCACCAGATACTGGATCAGCTAATGGTGCAACAAACCCCATCTCGACTGTATTAGCTGTTGGGTTAACAGTTGCTCCGAACTCCTCTGCATGAACCGCTACCCGGACATACTCCTTAGAGACGGAGGATACCCTGATTACGTCAGCCATTATGCCTCCTGCCACTTAGTGTGTAGATCCTTGAACGTCCACTTCGTTTCAAGTGTTTGCATTCGCCACTTAGTCTCAAGCGGTCCCATGACAATAGTAAGCGGTCCTGGGTTCCTGAGTGTGTTGTAGCGAAGTGTTAATGTATCGCTAGCGAGTGCCCTTGTCTTGTATATGAGCTGCACAGTATCACTAACAATGAATGCTGTGTTGTGCTTCTCCTGGAAGCTATCAGTTGCCAGCGTCGACACCTTGAAGACCGTAGTGAGATCATCACTCTGTGTGCGTCGCGTGTTGTATATAGCTTGCCACACGTCACTAGTAATCAATCGAGTGTTGTACTTCAGCTGTACCGTGTCACTAGCGGTACCTGTGGCAAGAGTACCGTAAATGATCTGGAACGTCTTGCCATAAGCGAATCGCGTATTCCAGTACAGGCGCTCATCGAATCCCGCGGCGAGGGCTCTTGTCTTCCACAGGAACTGAATCGGCTTACCAATTGCCGTGTTGACACCAATGAGGTTGTAGACCAGAGACAAGGTGTCACTCGCGAGTATTGCTGTCCGGTGCACTTCTTGGAAGATGTCGCCGAGGACTGCTCGAGTGTTGTGCACAAGGTTGAGGTTGTCAGTGTTCAGTGTGCGTGTCTTGTATATGGCCTGCCACGAGTCTGTTGACGTGATGCGTACACTGTAAATGCCTTGCCAGATGTCGCCAATAGCTGTGCGAGTGTTATGGCGAAGCGTAATAGTACTGCCTACGGCTTGACGCGTGTTGTACTTGGGTGAGATAGTCTTGCCTGGCGTCAGAGTGTTCTGCACCGTGTTGTACACGAGCTGCAGCGTATCTGATCCAAGGCCTGACGTGAAGTACTTGAGCTGTATAGAGTTGCCTCGAGCACGACGTGTGTTGTGAACTATTATTAGTGCATCAGATACAATAGCTCGAGTGTTGTACACAAGTGCCAGTGTGTCGCTAGCTACAATGGAGGACACGG